GGCGAAGTGTTACGGTAGCACAGCTGGCTCCAACCCAGCAGGACAGGGTTCAATTCCTTGCGCCCCTGCCAATAAGGATTTACAATGAACGAAATTAAACAAGTAATGATGAGTGAAGATAGATCTAGACGAGCTGAGATATTCATGAAAAATGATGTATGGCACGTAAATATGATCATTGGAGGACAACTAATTGAATGTCGTCCTATGGTTTCTGATGTGACAGTACACTCACTTCGTTATGCAGAAGATGCAGCAGAGAATTGGTGTATAGGAATTATAGAGTAAGCGGGTATAGTATAATGGCGATTATGTCTGGCTTCCACCCAGAGGATCGGAGTTCGAGTCTCCGTACCCGCTCCAATCTATGAATCAGTATAAAGACCAATACCAAGTTAAATCTTTAATTAAGCAAGCTTTCTTAATTAATCAGGTACTAGATGAGTATAATTTTACTAATATTTTAGACATAGGTACTGGACCTGGGATTATAAAACGAGTTCTTATCAAAAAAGGTAAATTGTGTCACACTATAGAACAACACAAGCAGTGGGAAGATTTTACTTCCTTTAATCCACAAATTGATTATAGAATGGGGTATTATAAAAATAGACAATGGGAGTTGCCTGCTCCTACTATGGTTTATGATTGCGTAGTGCTTGCAAGATTTTTTGATCTTTTTCATACTGAGGATGACTTTGAGTCTGTAGTAACAACATTGACCACGTTATACTCTAAAAATATTTTGATACTACACAATCCGAAAGCATGGAGACTTAATACTTATGCTCAATTAAAAGCTAAACGACATGAAACTTCGTTATGGCCTATCTATCTATTAAGGAAATAAGTAAATATGCAAAAACAATACATTAACAATTGGAATAATAAAACTTTAGATTATGACATAAAAAAATACAACTTTTTAGAGTGGGTGTTTGACGTAATTAAAGAAGATTTTCCTAATATCACTACACTTGATACGTTACACACTGTAGTTCCTACAGAAGATCTAGTAAAGATCACTGACAACGTACAAAAATCTTTTGCCTCTCACAGCTTTGGTAAGATGATTGATGATTTTGCTGAAGAATATATTAAACCTTTAATTGGTGACAATAGATATCTAATTAAGAGATTTCCTACTTTAAATTTAGTAGTTCCTAATCAAGAGAAGTTAGGACGTAGGCTACATTTTCATCAAGGTATTTTTTATAACAATGGTAGGGGTCAGGGTACTATATGGATGCCAATTACTGAGTGTTTTGAGTCGAATTCTATGTGGGTAGTTGATTATGAAAACTCTGTTGATATAACTAAAAAAATTGTTAACGAGCAAACCTCTCAAAAAGATTTTGAAAAAATGTGTATGGAAGAAGCATACCCAGTAACTCTTTCTCCAGGGCAAGCTCATTTGTTTCATCAAGAAATTATTCACGGTAATATCAATAATAAAACTGAGTTTACTAGAATGGCTATCGACTGGCACGTCTTAGTTGAGGGAGAAGAGTTTAATGGTAGATATCCTGGTGGTTTCTTTAGATTACCAAAAGATTATAAACAGAAGCAAGTAAAAACAGAAAATGCCGTAATTTATCTATCTAATAATAGTAGTTTTGATAAACATATTCCTATTCATATACAACGTAACTATATTGTAGATTACTGTAAAAATAATAATATTCAATACTCTGGGTATGTTTTTGAAAATGAACACCTTAAACACCAACCCATACTTAAAGATCTAATTCAAAATAATCAAAATATAATAATGCTCAGTATACATTCTTTACCAGACGACGAAGAGATGCGTGATAGTTATTTAAACTTGGCAATTGATAATAAAATTGATATAATTTTTGTTAACGAGTTATTAATTACTTCAAAAAACAATATTAATAAGATTCTTACTTATTATAATTTTGCCGTAAAACAAAAAGGTACACACTCATGGGAATAAAAAATGTTTCTTAAAGAAGTTTCTATAGATTACAACTTTGATTTTATCTACGACATTGATTGGGAACAGTTTGAGCACGACTGTTTAGGGCATCAACAAGTAGAACTTAAAGATATTCACGATAAAGTTGGTGGTTTTCCTAAATCATTAACTCATTATAACACTATGTTTTATCAAAAATTCTTTGATAACAGTGAAATAGATTATACAGATTTAGGTAATCAACTAGGTATAGAGGCAATTACTGTATCAATGATAAAACAACCACCTGGTATGACTAATCCTATGCATCGTGATACTTTTTATCAAATCAATAAAAAATTCCCAAATGATGAAAGAGTTAAAGTTAGAGCTAACTTACAACTGTTAGACTGGAAAGCAGGACATTTCCTGCAATTTAATGACACAGTAGTAACACACTGGAAAGCAAACACTGGACATATGTGGGACTCTACTGTTCTTCATCTAGCAGCAAATGCAGGTCTAGAAGATCGTTATTCACTTCAAGTTTCTGGATTTTTAAACTCTTAATGGTTCGTTATACAGATCTTCCCGATAATAAGAATAAACCTTTTGGAGGTGCTTACAGTGTTTATGATGAAAATACTGTACCTCATCGCGACTATTTAATTCAAAAGTATGCAAAAGATACTTTAAGTCACGATTTTGAACAACTTAAACTTGATTATTTTGATGGATTTAAACACTTTCTCGGAAATTCCCATAATTTAATTGGTCTTGATTCTTATACTCATTCTTGTTTTACTCAAGGCACTACTGAATCTTTTACTCATTTTTACATCAGATATAGAAATAAAAACAGATTAAGGCTTGCTCGTGGAGAGTATTTTTATCATCAGATGATAAAATCTATGTACTATCCTATGCGTTTTGATTGGTTGGAGGATGATGAGCTAAAACAAGGAGATGTTTTAGTAATAAGTGCTCCTTTTTCTGATACTTGTGACTTATACCCAAATCTTGAACAAATACTGTGTGAGTGTGATGAAAAAGAAATACCTGTTCTTTTAGATTTAGCCTATATTAATATTGCAATTGATATGGAGATAGACTTATCACATCCTTGTTTAGAATACGTTGTATCGTCTCTTTCTAAAGTTTTTCCTGTAGAAAATTATAGAATAGGTATCAGACTACAAAAAGAGGTGTTTGAAGACCCTCTATATGTCATTAACGAGCCTAACTATAATTATATTAATATGTTAAGTGTTTATTTAGGTTTAAAAATGATGCAAGAGTTTGGTCCCACCTATATTTATAACAAATATGTAAATAAACAGCAAGAGTACTGTACAAAATTAGGTCTTAAACCTACTTCTTGCGTGTATTTTGGTTTAGATCTTGATAACAAATTTCCAGAGTATAATAGAGGAAGAGACAGTAACCGTTTATGCTTTTCTAGGTTGTGGGATGGTAGGATGAAGTATGAATCTCTTATTTGACTCAACCAACGAGACTAATCTAGATCAAGACTATGAGCTAAACAAGTATGCTTATTTTTTACACGAAGATTGTCTAGTACCACGATTATTTCATCCATATGAAGATATAATTAAATGTTATACTGTTGATCAAATTGATGATCTAGACTTTTTTATATATCCAATTAATTTTTGTGACCCAGTTTCACAAAGCTTGGGCGATAGAGTTGAATTATTAAAAACTATTGATAAACGTGTAATAAATAGAATAAAAAATAGTACAGGTGTACTATTAATTGATGCGACTTATGAGCCTTTAGGCATCAAAAAAAGCCTAGATATTAAAAAACAAATAAGTACAATGTTTGGTACTGAAAACATCTTTATTAATATAAAAATATCTTCTTTATACTCTAACGATAATTTTTTTACAAACTTTCCTTCTTTTCTTGAATTTCACGATACTCACACAAAGTTTGCTGATGAAATTACGTTAACTACACCTAAAAAATTCTGCTTATTTGGTTCTCGCATTGAAAAGCACAGAGGTGGTATGCAGCTTATACGTTGGTTGAAAGAAAAAAATTTGATTTCCCAGGGTCACATAAGTTTAACACGTGATAATAAGAAGGATAATAATGCAGACATTATAATACGTTCTCCTTTAACTACTGACGTTCTTAATTATGTTAAATTTAATATTGTAGTAGAGGCTTGGTTTACTAGTGATTCCATGTTAAAGGACTTTTCGTTTCTTACTGAAAAGATATTTAGGAATATTCATTACAGAAAACCCTTTATTTTAGTTGGTCAACAAGACACTCTTGCAGAGTTTAGAAAGTTAGGCTACAAAACTTACGATGAGCTGTTTGACGAATCTTATGATTTAGAAAAAGATAATGATGATAGGCTAACTAAAGTTTTTTCGCAAATTAAAAGGTTAATTGATGAGTCAGACGATTTCTGGCAAAAAAACAAAGAAAAACTGGATGATATACATAATCATAACATTAATAATTATAAAGACAGACTAACAAAATTGCAGAAATTTTATGACACACATAGATCTGGATAGGCGGCAAAATATCGTTTGGTTTCCTAAACTAAATGTAAACTATTTTGCTGTGACAAAATCAGTATGCACAGCAATGATGGCAAGTTTAGGAAAAATTGATATCATTGATCCTAGCAGTAGTAGGTATGATTATGTTTACGATAGTCTTACTTTTATAACAAAAGAATATGCCCAAACAAATGGGTGTAAAAATGTCTCGGTGATTCGACATCCTTATAACAGAATAGTATCTTTATATAAACACTTTGTACTAAAAGACCCCTCTAGAGCTAAAGAACTACTTGAAGGTTTAGAGGTTACTGAGATAAAAGATGTAGATGATTTTGTTGCAAAAGTAATTCCTCATTTTCCTGCAAAAAATCCTAATCATCATTTAAAGTCTATATCTTACTTTTTATGTGATGAAGAGGGAAAAGTAATACCTGACTTAATTTTTAAGATTGAAGAAGATAAAGACGAAATTAGCACCTTTCTTGCCTCTCTAGGTTGTGAATTTAAAGTTGCTAACATCTCTTCTTTTAACGTAGAATTAAGCAAAGAAAGTATAGACATTATTTTTGAAAGATATCAAAAAGATTTTAATTTATTTAAGTTTGAAAGATAAAATTTATGACGTGCAATAACGACTGGGATCCACTAGAAGAAATCATTGTAGGAACTGCTGACTATGCTACAATTCCTATTACAAATATAAGCTCAATGAAATGTCAGTTTCCTGAGTATGAAGAGTCTTTTATCAAAGAGTTTACGGGTTTTTATCCAGATCAAATTATTGATGAACAGAATGAAGATTTAGAAAATCTTTCAGATGTGCTCAAAGATTTGGGTGTTGTAGTTCACCGCCCTGATACTTCTTACGCTACTGTTGAAACAAAGTCTCCCACTTGGTATGGAAAGAATTGGCACTATCATTGCCCTAGAGATTTAACTCTTGTTGTAGGTGACACACTTATAGAAACTCCTTCTCCGATTTGGAATAGACAGTTTGAAACTTGGGCTTACAGAGATATATTTACAAATCTTTGGAATGAAGGTTATAACTGGATCAAAGCTCCCGTCCCGATGCTTTATGATGAAAATTACAAAGAAGATACTAAGGGAGTCCCTTCTTTACATAATGAGGAAATACTTTTTGAAGCTGCTAATTGTGTTAGGGTGAATGATGACATACTGTATCAAGTATCAAATACAGGTAATGAAAACGGAGCTAAATGGTTACAACGGGTTCTTGGAGATTCTTATAAAGTGCATGTAGCAAAAGATCTTTATTCTTATGCTCATCTTGACAGCACTATTGTTCCTATCAGAGAAGGTCTTGTACTTTACAATGCTGCTAGAGTGACTCCCGAAAATGAGCCTGAACTATTTAAGAGTTGGGATAAGATATGGATTAATGAGTGTGTGGGACCGACAGAGCCTCCTCTTGGTCTTCCGTGGGGTGCAAGTGAGTGGATTGGTATGAATTTACTCAGTGTCAATGAGAATCTTGCCATAGTTGATAAAAAACAAACGCAGATTCACGAGAGGCTTAACTATTTTGGGGTTGAAACTATTCCTCTTGAATTACGACATGATAGGATTATAAGTGGGGGATTTCATTGCGTAACTTTGGATCTGAAAAGAAAAAGCTCGTAGTTTGTGGAGAAAGTTTTAGTTACGGTACAGAAGCTAATCACTGGCCTCAGATTGTAGCTCAAAAAACTAATCGTAACTTAATCAATCTCGCTATAGTTGGTTGTAGTAACTATGCCATTTGTTTTCAACTACAACATGCTTTATCTTTTCTTACGTCTAATGACTTAGTGGTTATATCTCTAACAGCTGCAGAGCGTTTTGAAATAGATGATGAGGAGTATAATGTTCCTGCAAGTTTAGCAGACTTTAGACATAATATAGATGAAATAACTCATTCTCCCTTTGACACCCCTCCAACAATTACCTCTGGTAATCTGTCTTCTCAGCTACGTAATTATCAAATAGAACAAATGAAAAAGTACTTAATGGCAAGCTCCTATAGGCTTTCAGCGCAATATCAATCTTGGGCTATACAACACTTGTTAGAGTCTTTACCTTGTAAGTATATTGTATATCGTAATATCTTCCCTCGGTATCATAAAGACATATCAAACTACGTAAATGAATATTATTTTGGTTTAGAAAAATACTTAATTAACTCTGGTCCTCATGACTTTGAAAATGAATATGTTAGCACTACCAATCATTTAAGCGATACTGAAAATCTTACATTTGCTACTAAAGTTATTGAAGATTTAGTATGATTAACATTATTTATGATAACCCACCTCACTCAAACGTTTGGTACGCTGGAAAAAAACCTGAAAGTATGAGTTTTAATTATCGACATCATAAGTATCTTCCTGGCTTTATTCATCTTAATGATAATATTACCTTTCACTCTTCAGCAGACGGCTTAGATTCATTTATATACCCCATCTTAATGCTTACTCCCTACATTCAGGTTAGATCTTTAATCCATAATCATAGTGATTTTGGTTTTTGGTCTTATGTTTCTGATAGTGTAATTAAAGGATTGAGAGAGAAAAAAGGTTGGATTATTATTGATATATGTTTAGAACCTATTACTCAGGATGATTTTGATTGCGTCATAAACTCACTTTCTGATTCTTCTCTATTCCCAAATGATAGAATTATATTAAATACAGTATCTCCTCATTTTACTGAACACAAACGAGTAGTTTGTCACCCTAGTTTTTTAGAGATGGGTTGTTATTTTAATGAATTTCATCAGGATTTCTTCGGCAATTGCTATTGTGTTCAAAAAAATATAAAAGAGATAGACCCCTACCCACACAAAAGATTTTTGTCACTTAATAGTCGCGTTGATTATCCTGCAGCCAGACTTTTTGCTAAGTATACTGGTCGATTACCTGAGAGTTTTTTAAACAGCTCAGGTACTATTCCATACAGACCTGGCTGGACCAGTGTTTTAGACAGCTCAGGCACTATTTCAGGTGAAACTTATTTACTTCTGCCTAATGCACTTTATGCAACTGATCTTAATGTTGTGTTTGAGGCATACGCAGATAACAAAATAGTTGATTATGCCTTTATGACTGAAAAGATTTGGAGAAACATAAAGTATAAAAAACCTTTTATTGTAGTAGGTCAACAATATACTCTTGCAGCTTTTCGCAAACTAGGTTATAAAACTTTTCACCCACTAATTGATGAGTCGTATGATACACACCAAATGTCTATAAAGAGAACTGAGAGAGTATTGATAGAGTTAGAAAGGCTGAGACAGATGAGCGATGCTAAATGGTCTGAGTTTTTAGAGTCATGCAAACCTATTGTAGAACACAATTATAACAATCTATTACACCGTATAAAACAAGCTAATGTTTGGCTAGACGGGTTAAAAGATCTATAATGAATAAAGAATATATTGAAATACAACTGAAACTTTATGCAAACTACCCGCAATACTGTGAGTACTTACTGACAGTGTGCGAATATCTTAAAAGGAGAAATAATGTTAGACAGAGAACAAATGCTTAAGGCACTTGTAGCCCATGCCGAAGGACACTTAGCTAAACATCAAATGAATGTTGAAGTGTATCTTAAAAATCCAGCAGGAATTGGAGAGCATCAAGACATTTTTGAAGCTATGGAAATGGAAGTTCTTGAAATGGCTAAGTATCATGATGTAATTGAGATGGTTGAAACATACCTAGAATAGTCTTAATTTTTTATAATTGCTAAAGCACTTATTATGTGCTATTATTGCGGCATAGCTTGATTCGATTATAACGCTGCGGCACAGCGCGACACAGGATTTTCGATAGTTGTGCGACCGTAGGGAGCTAACAGGGGAACGGAGTTCCACATTTCGATACGCCACCCTTGCGCCTTTTTCTTGTTATCTCCTTTAATTTATGTTATTATCATTACAATCAATGGAGATTTTAATGACTGAATCTGATAATACTGATTATGAGTTCTTCCATTGGGGTCCTTTAGTTTGTCACTATAAGACCCCGTTTGGATTAAGTGAGAACATAAATACGTTAGGACGTAAACGAAAAGAAAATGATTATCGAGCAGATCTTGCTGGTCATTTAGATCATGAGTATGGTTTTAACAAAGATGACCATGATTTGTTTGTAAAGTGGTATGGTAAGTACTTTGACTCTTATGCTGAAGCTTATAAGGAGAGGTTTGGTACAGCTCATGGAGGTATGGAATTAACTTCTTTATGGATTAACTTCATGAAAGCTGGGGACTTTAATCCACCTCATATGCACACTCAGCATGTAAGTTTTGTACTATTTACTTCCGATACTTCAGGTTTAGACGATGAAGTAGCAGCATGGAAAGGTACTGGTACAGCACCTGGAGATCTAATTCTTACTTATGGAGAGCACTCCTATAAGTATTCACCACCTTGGACTATTATAAATCATAATAGGCACCCAAAAAAGGGTGATCTATATATTTTTCCAGCACTATTAAAACACTGGGTTGCCCCTTATAAATCAGATTTTGAGAGGGTATCCGTATCAGGTAATTTAAAATTTAGGGAGATGGTAAGTGACCCATTCTGATCCATACGCAGTTTACGCAGAATTAGTTAAACACTCTAATGAGTTGATGGACGATATGAATATAGGTCCATTGGAATTAGCTGCATCTTACATGACTCATGCTATGAGAATCTATCGCACAGTGCTACCAGAAGAAGACTATCATAAGATGATGACTTCTATCTATGAAAGTAGACATAAAATCGGTCCTATAGAGCGTCCAGTCCTTCATTAATCTTGCTAAATGCCTTTTAGTCTGTTATATTTATTCATAGTTTATTTATAGGAGATTTTCTAATGCCTAATTGGTGCTCTAATTCACTTACTCTTACTGCCGCAACCAAAGAAGAAGCTCAAGAACTTCATGCTCACTTATCTACTCAAGAACCAGATGATTGGACTTTCTTCGGATTCTTTGTTCCAGAAACTTGGAACGAGGAAGATTGGTACTATTCACGAGTAAATGCTTGGGGAACAAAATGGGATGCTAATTTGACAGGCTATGATTGGGTTGATGATTACACTCTAGTAATGTCGTTTGATACCGCCTGGTCTCCTCCTATTGCAGTTTATGAGGCAGCAGCTGAACAAGGTTGGGGAGTTGTTGCTACTTATTATGAACCTGGTATGTGTTTTGTTGGTTCTTGGGTTGATGGCGTAGACGAGCATTATGAATTTCAAGAATGTACTTCTAAAGACGTTCGCGACGTTGTAGGTGATGACCTTGATGACGAGTGGGGAATTTCAGAGAGCATGGCAGAATGGGAGAGTGAAAGTGAAGAATATGATCTTCAAGAGACCGAAACTGACAGTGAAGGAAAGAGCGAAGCTGAGACGCAAGAGACCGAAAACAATTACGATTCTGACGAACACCAAGGTGGTGTCGAACACTGGGGTGCAAAGCGATAATGGCAAAACATAACTATGGAGAAGTAGTAGGTAAGTGCGAAGTTTGCACTATCAATCTATGGTCATCTGCAGACGGAGACCCTGTAATCTGGCCTTGTAATGTTAATGGTTGTCCTCATGAAGCAAAAGAGGAGCAACATGCACACTTAAATATTAGACATGGAGGGGAGATGAGCAGTGGACTCGGACAAATTGACTTTTAACGATCATCAAGCAGCAGAACTAT